ATGGAACACACAAAAACGGTCTGCGGCTCCTCCACGCGCTCCGGCTGGTTCAGGCGGTAGCGGTGCAGGGTAGGCTCAAAACCGTAGGGGTAGGGGGTGCCCTTGATCTTCTCCTCCAGGACGTGGAGGCCGCCGGGCAGCTGGGTGGAATCCTCCATCCCCTTGCCGAAACGGTGGGCCGTCCGCCTGGCGTAGCAGTAGGGGCACCCATGGCGGCACCCGGTCAGCGGGTTCCATGACATGGTGGCCCAGTCAATTTTCGTCTTGTTCATCGTGTGATCTCCTTTCTGTTTTCCGGGGGCGTCTGGTTCGTCCCCAAACTTTACACATTTACAAGGCCATAAAAAGCTGAATTTACATTCAGCCCGATCCCGCCTTTTTCCGCCTGGCCTTTTTTGGCGGCTCTGGCTTTCGCACATATTTATAATATAGGTATCCGTACTTTGTGGCTTTGCTCTCCACCAGTATGTAACCCTTTGGCGGGCGGGGCGGTTTGTTCTCGGTATAGTTGCGCTTGACCTCGGTGGACGGCTCCCGATCCGGCTTATCCAGCTTTCCGGCCTTTTTCCAGCGGTGGCCGCCCTGTTCCGGCGTCCAGTGGTCAAAAAGATAATTTGCCAGGCCGGTGTAGTCCTGGCCGTGGTCTGTACCATCATAGTAATTGTGTTCCCGCAGGTGTTCGATCCGCACGATCTCACCCATGCCCCACAGCTTGGTGATCATGTCCTCCGGTATACCCTCCGAAACCATGTGGAAATGGATCCGGTGGGTGCCCTTGCCGCGCCCCATGTAGATCAGGATCCTGGCCCCAGGGAAATGGTACATTAGGCGCCTGGTGTAGTTGTCCCGTAGGCGGCGGGCCTCTTGGAACGTGTGGACCTCATATTCATTATTTAATGTAAGGGTGCTATACAGGGAGGACGGGCCAAAATTCTGGTTGAACAGGCGGGCATGGTTTCGTTTGGAAATTCCGATCCGGTGTTGTTCCCGCTCCTCCGGCGTCTTAAACCTGGGGCGTGGTTCTGCTTTTTTTATATCCCGCACACGGTCCGGGACATTAAAAACGATTTGCTCACACACGGACCCGGAAAAGATCCGCGTTTTTACTCTTTGCATATCGTTCCCGCCTTTTTCTGTCGTGGTAGGTTCTGCCCCGGCGGCTTTATCCGCCGCCGGGGTCCTCTTTCCATTCTTTTACAATGCAATCCCGGCACATATAGCAGTCCTCGCAATAGTCGCACAGGTCCAGCCCATCCATGGCCGCCCGCCGGATCATGGCCTCCAGGTCCGGGACGTTGATCTGTCGGTTTGGGTGGATCAGTTCCACCACCCTGGCCAGGTAGTCACCCGCCTGCCAGTCCCCGAAAATCTCCATCGTGCCGTCCTGCTCCATCGTTTCCGGGTTCAGCGGCACAATGGCCACGCTGCTGCCCTCCGGGTCAGCCTCCCAGCGGGCCGGCGTTTCCTTGACCACGTTGCCGTCCTTGTCCAGCTGCCTGCGGCCCAGGGTGCAGGTGCCCACCCCTATGCTGATTATTCCCACGGTTTTGGCCTCCTTTTATCCGCGTTTTGGGTCGTACTTGCTAAAATCAGGCACAGACTTAAAGATAATTTTATTGTTGCACCACCTCTGCAAGTTTCTGATTTCCTTTGGTGCTTGTCCCCTGTTATATATCATTACATAGGGGTCGTATCCCAGCCCGCGCAGAGTGTAGATCCTGTATAAGTTTTCTTCCATTGTGCTGTTGAAGTTGGTCAGCACATAAACCATTTTCCCGCTACTGCTTTTCCGCCTGTACCATTTTGAGAATCGCTCAAAGTGTGGTTTTAGATCATCCGCCGGATTGTCCCAGGCAAAATGTAGCCGCTCGATCCGTATTTTCCCCAGCAGGTCCGCCACCGCTTTATCAGCCAGGCGTATATCCAGCCCTTGGTTGAAATTTACATAGGCCCTGGAGGCCGCCAATTGCTCCAGCAGACCCTCGCGATCCCTGCAAGCTAAAATATTTGGATCCAAAATTTCGATGTTTTTCTGCTCTCTCCAAAACTCTGACAGGTCCGCTACCTTTCGGCTTGTTCTCCCCTCTTTTCCGGCAACATGGCAAAAGCGGCACCCACGGGGACAGCCCCGCGTCAAAAATCCGTATGCCGTTCCCTCTGTCAGTTCCGGGTACAGGGAATAGTCCGGGTATATATGCTCTATCTCCGGCGGCAGGGTCCTGTCCCGCTCCTGGTGGTATACCTCCAGGCCGTTCTCCATGGTGATGGCGTACCCCGTCCCGCCTTTGATCACCTGGTCAGCGTTCAGCGGCTCTGGTTGGTCCGGCGTGTATGTATCGCTGAAAACCTTGGACATATACACCACGTCATAGTGGAATAAATCGGACCACCACCATTCCACCGTGTCACCTCTTGCCTTATGCCATGCGGATATTTTCATAAGCGCCAGGTTTGGGTAATGGTGCCCGTCCACGTCGATCAGGCCGATTTTCACACTTTCACCACCTGCTCAAAGCGGATTTTCATTTGTGCGGGGTACAGGTCCACCTCCGGGCGTCGTTCTCCGGTCCAGCGCAGTCCGCCAGCTTGTCCCACGCATTTCCACCCGGCGGCCCGTAGGCTTGCCCCGTTTTCGCTCTCCAGTATGTAGGTCACAAGGCGCTTATATCCCATAGCCCTGGCCGCTCTCCAGGCCGCCGCGTAAAGCATGGAACAGGCGTTTTTCGTCCCGTCGGTACAAAGGCGGTTTACCTCCAGCGTCCACCCATCATCTAAATGGCGGGAAACCGGTCGGCCCACGATGGCCACGCCCACGATCTTCTCCCCGTCAGACAGCCCTATGGAATACTTTTGACCCGGCACCGGGCCATGGTGGCGGTGGTGCTGTTCCACATAGGCGTTTGCCTCGCGCAACGTCATTGGTACGATCTCCAGCGGCGGGGTTTTCCGCTTTTCCTCTTTTTCCGGCCTGCCCGGTTTTTCCTGGTCCGCCTCCTCCACGGCCTCCGCCGTCTGTGTGGCCACGCTTTCCTCCATGGCCAGCCCTGGCAGGCTCCACCCATCATCCCGCACTTGAAAAGCGTCCCCCAGTTGGATGGTGTCCGGGAAATTGTGCTGTGTGGTCTGTACGGCATACTTGTCTATCTCGGTTGCATAGTAATGGGAGATATTCGCCCCCAGCTTATCCAGCGCCAGGTGCCCGCAGCTCATACCGTCATACATGGACAGCACTTCCAGCGGCTCGGTGGTGATCCCCGGCGCATAGTGGAGAATGTGGGCGATCACGTCCACCGTCCAGCCGTTTCCCAGCATTTTATAAGCCTGGGTGTCAGACACGGGGAATATGTATTCTTCCGGCACGGTCTGGAGGCGCTTGCACTCGGTCACGGTCAGCTTGCGGATAATATAGAAACCGTCCGCCAGCTTTATGGGGTATTGCTTGCCCTTTATGGTGATCTGGCCGTCCCGTACCTCATAGACCGGATATGTTTTCCCGTCCGCCGCCTCAATGACAAGGCGGCTCTGGTGCCCTGCGGCGGTCACGGAATTGGCTTTCTGGTCGTCCCGCATTTCATAGGAGGAACTTTCACCCCGGCCCCTCCACGCCATTCCGGCGGGGACGGCATACCACCCTGTTGTACTTCCATCGGCCCCACCTCCATTTGCTTTTGCTGTGATTGTAATTCCTTTTCCGTCAACGGAATAAATTCTTGTGGACTGGTGATCTTTAATTTCTCCATTCCGCTTTGGCCTATGCCCAACACATACAGGGCAGGCATACAGGCCAGTGGCCGCTCCGTCCGCTCCGCCACCGTTTGGTCTGGCCTGGAGCGGGACGCCCTTGCCGTCCACGCTATAAATGCGCCCGCTTTGGCTGCCGCTGACCTCCCCACTGGCGTTTGGCATATCACCCACCCGCACAGGCGCGGCATAAAGGCCGGTTGTTGATCCCGTTCCGCCGTCCGTGCTGGAAAGTGTCACGCTTTTCCCGTCTGGCGAATATACCCTGTATGGTCTGCTGTTAGAGTTTTTGCTTTCCGCTGCGCTTTCTATGGTCCCTATCCTCACCGGCTCCGCCGCCATTGGTGCCGGAAAATGCTGTCCGCACACGCCATTGACCGCTCCAGCGTTTGCATAGTTGGCCTTTAGTGTATAGCCCTTTTCTTTCAGCGGCAGGCCGCTTTCCAGAATGTCCCGCAGTAGGATTCCCAGGTCCTCCGGCTGTTCCACGCCCGGAATGTTGGTCCAATAGAGGCGCTGTCGGTTCTGTGCGCTCACCATGGCGGAATTGATCAGGATAGGCTCCACGCCTAACTCCCGCGTGATCTGCGCCCGGATGGCCGGGGCCATGCTTTTGTTGTTCTCATACAGGAAAAAGTCCGGCTTGAATTTCTCCAGGGCGATCAGATAGTTTTTGAACAGTTCCCACCCCAGCCCCTCCGGCTCGGTTTCCCTGTTTTTTGTCTGCGCTATGCTCCAATGGGTGCACGGGCTTCCGCCCAAAAGTAATTTCATCATTCCCATTATCCATGGGCCTCCTGTGGTTTTTATCAGATCAAGCGGCTTTTTCGCTCAGTGCCCACGCGGTCCCCATCACCACTATCCCCGCCGCCAGGAACCCGACCAGGTCCAGGGCCTCCATCAGCCCGTCCGCCGCGGCGGCGAACAGTAGCACCAGCAGGAATGAGGCCAGGCTTGTCCGCTTGTTCATTTGCTGTCTGTCCATTCGATCTTGCAGTCCTCATGTCCATACAGCTCACACGCAAGGTTGAAGTATCTGATGTACTCGCTCAAGACATCATCCGCTTCATGCTTCTTGCTGATCTCATCGTATCGGTCATGCCACTCCTGCCAGGTGTGTTTCTGGCACCCACATCTGACTATGTTGGGGGAAGTGATATTGAAAGACCACCTCGTCCCCTGCACAAAAAACGGCGAATGCGGCCATGCTCCACCGTAGACCTGGGCGTCGCCATAGACCTTGGCGTCGCCGTAGACCAAGGCGTCGCCGGAGACCCGGGCGTTGTCGTAGACCCAGGCGTCGCCGGAGACCCAGGCGTTGTCAGCGTGAGACAGGTTCTCTTCTGACTCGATCCAGCCGCCAATATCGCCGGAATGAACGCCCGCAAAGTCCCGCACCGCACGAATTCGGCGCAAGGTCCGGCCAATGACCTCCTGTTCCTCCCCCGTGAATTCATACTTCTTCATGTAAGCTGCCCCCTCAATTGAATATCCCAAAGAACGCAACCGATACGATTGCAAGGCATACAGACCAGCACAGCGAATAGAACTTGTACGGAGCCATCGGCTCTCGTTCGATGGAGAGCTTCCCTCCCCAGGGAAGGTCGATATATATCTTCATTTTTCTCCTTTCTGGGCTTGACAGAAAGGATGTTCTATGATATATTTGTTCCATCAAGCCCGATTGCTTGTTCCAATTAGGCTTGTTCCGCCCCGCTGGATGAGCGAACATCCAGCGGGGTTTCTTCTTAGCCGGAGCCGTCGCCGTAGCCGTAGCCGGAGCCGTCGCCAGAGCCGTCGCCGGAGCCGTCGCCGTAGCCGGAGCCGTCGCCAGAGCCCTCGCCGGAGCCGTCGCCGTAGCCGTCGCCAGAGCCGTCGCCGGAGCCGTCGCCGTAGCCGTCGCCGGAGCCGGAGCCGTCGCCGTAGCCGTAGCCGTAGCCGGAGCCGGAGCCGTAGCCGTCGCCGGAGCCGGAGCCGTCGCCGGAGCCGGAGCCGGAGCCGGAGCCGGAGCCGTCGCCGGAGCCGGAGCCGGAGCCGTAGCCGGATCCGGAGCTGTAGATCATTCGCTCCATACCGGAACCCCCTCAATGCTCTCCTTTGCTTTTTCTGTGATCGGGATGATCTCGATCACCTCAGTCAATATGACTTTGTCCACCGCAACGGGGAATCTGCACTCGCTCGGAGAGCTTGTCCCGTCCGTAGCGAGCTGGGACAGGCTAGCGGCTCCAGCCCAACGCCAAATCCTGCGCGCATTCCGCAACACGACCTCTTTCCCGTCCCGGCTCTCGATATACCCAGCGAACACGCCCGCCGAATAAGTCCGCACCATGCAGTACTCCATGCCGTCCAGATAGGGCGCAGGGAAAGAAACGCTGCCCTTCGGGATATAGGTGACGCCGTTGATCTCGATCTCGTTGATCTTCTGTTCCATGATGTACCTCCTAGATTTTTTGATTCATAGCCCTCACGCCCACGGCTCTTCCCGGGCCATGCACAGCTCCGCCATCTGCCAAGCGGTGAAGCCGCACGCAGCCGCCTCGGCTCGCAGCGCCTCCCGGGCGTAGGGGCTGGGGCTGTCCAGGATGGCCTCCTTGTAGTCCTCAAAGGTGTTCACACGATCCCCTCCTTTCTCAGACCCTCACACAGGGCCAGCATTTTTGCCATCAGCTCCGCCATGCGGCCGCCCAGCTCATCGATCTGCCGCCGCAGCGCCTGGTACTGCTCCAATCTGCTGTTCATCTTCCGCCTCCTGTTCTTGGGGCGCTTCCGGCCCGTCTTTCGGCGTCAAGATCAGCCGCAGCCCCCTGCGCCCTAAGATGTCGTTGAAAACCTCCGTCACATAGATCGGATCGAACATCGCCATAGAAACGCCCCCTTTCGAAAAGAATATGCCGTCCGGCCTGTCCAGCTTGCCCGCCCAGGCGGGGCTTTTTTATGCGTCTGCCTGGATGGCCGCCAGCAGCTCGTCCATCGTGCAGCCGTACAGTTTTACGATCTCGGGCAGACGCTTTGTCGGCGGCAGATACGACCCATTTTCCCAGTTATAGACGTTCTGGAAGGAAACGCCCATCGCTAACGCCACGTCTTTTGCCGTAAGCCCGGCCCGTTTTCGCATCTCTTTGAGCCTCATGTTTCACCCCCTGTAATAATAAGTTGAACTTGACACCACAACAAAAACCATTTAATATAGGAAGTGCCAACAACCTACAATATCGAACGTTGCAGATAACACCGAACTAAAGAGGAGATGGTAATGCCGGACATCAGGGAGCTTCTAGCTGAAAACCGTAAGCGGGTTCAGCTCGAGCGACAAAAAGAATGGAGAAAAGAACACGCCTTTGACATTATCCACACGGTCCTAACGGCAGTCGCGGTCATCATCAGCTTGATCGCCTTGATCGTCTCCATCATCGCCCTTACACTCCAGTTCAAAGGACTTGACCAATCCTCCTACATGGAACCCAAGCACAAAGCAGCCTATACAGAGTGCAATAACAGACAAGATCAACGAAACCATGATCTCACCTCCATTCGGCGAAAACCTGCAATATTCAATTTTCAAAGGCCCGCATAGCTGGGGCTTGGTCTTTTATTGCCGTGTTCATCAAGCAAGTATTATTATATTCGCAAGAATTGAGTAAGTCAAGAAGATTCCTCAATTTCTGCGAATACCGTCATATATAACAACGCACATATGGCCTCAATGATAAATTTTGTACAAAAGAACGATTGGAGGCAGTAAGATGGGTATGGCGATAGCAATGATAGGTTTTTTAGGGTTCTTTGTTAGTATTGGGGGAATAATAGTACAGGCTTTCCGTCGCCGTTCCAAAAAAACACCAACAATTTTTCTTGTTGTATGCTTCTTTTTGTTCTTATTAGGTGCAATGTTAATGCCTAAATCTGACGTTGATAGCAAACCTAATCCTTCACAAAATCAAGAGGAGCAGATACCATCTGAAAGCCCCAGCTATATAACGGAAGAACCGTTAGAACAGTCTCCCACTCAAACTATTGATGAACCACGTCAATTAACATCAGGAAGTTATACTTTACCGTGCGGGATGGATTTGCTGTTTTTCAGTTCTGTTAGAAATGATGTTACAGAAAACTGGAGATTGTCGGAGACTTCATCCAGCCTTGTTCCAGCAGATTATGCGTTGGAATATTATCAAGAAATGTTTTCCTCTGATGAAGAAATACATGGAATATGGAACGCCACACTTGGAACAATGACCTGTGTTAAAGTGATGTCTGGCCTATTATTTGTTGACACATATGAGTATGTTGACGGGGAAGAGCATGACGCAAAAATTATGTTTTCTGGGATGTTGCTTGATAGCAAAATTCTTTATGCAGATACGGGGGAGCCGTTTGACGCCACTTAAACCTATGCATTAAAGAATTTGGGAGAAAGGAGCTGCTTTCATGGACATCTATTCTGAACGAATTAGGCCCCTTTTCGACAAAAGTGGAAAAACGGATTTGGACCTTGAACGAGAAATAGGAATACCAGCAAAAAAGATAAGCCAATGGAATGTGGGCTATACGAAAAGCTACACCAAATTTATCCCCCAAATCGCCTCCTACTTCCACGTCTCCACCGACTACCTTCTGGGCAACACAGACGATCCAACTCCCGCAGGGCAAAAAGAAACGCCCCCCGCGCAAGGCGGAGGGCCTATAGGCCCGAACAAGCGGGCGCTATTAGATCTGGTGGACACTATGTCCGATGAAGAAATGGGAGCACTTCTAGATGTAGTTAGGGCAACGCTTAAAATGAGAGGCGAGAAATGATCTGGTATGAGCTTCATATTTTGAAGCAGTTGGATAAAGATGCCGTTGCTGTAAACCGATGGAACAGAAAAACCATAGAAAAATTCAAGCGTTTCGGCTATGTCCGCTCTTTGGGCATTGCTCCAAAAGGCCCAGCAAAAGGCAAAGAGTGCGTACTGATCCAAGATAAAGGGGTAACGTATTGGAACGACTTAAAAAAGGAGCAAAAAGAGGATAAGAGGTTTTGGATCGCACTGTGGATGAACCCTATTTCTGCTGTGTTAGGGGCTGTTGTTGGATTTGCGCTTGCAAAATTTTTCAATTAACCAAAAACACAACATCCCGCGATCCCAATCAACACTCCGGCCAAAAATACGATCAGGGTTTGGACCCATTTGTTTCGGAAGTCCCGAATGAGGAATATTGCTTCATCTTTTTTGATTTCAACGGTTATTGCATCCGTCTGAACGACGGAAAGACCGTTTTGGTCAAACACAACAATGTCGTTTGGGTTAAACTTCGCCATCCCTTTATTCCCTCCTGTTGCCAGTTATAAATGCCGCTCTGTGTGTGCGATGTCATGGGGCCTGTTCGCAAGCTCCATCACCCTGACATTCTTTTGAATATCCGACCCTGCCGACAGCCAACACTTTCCCTTTCTGTTCCAAAATATGACCACACTCTCGATCTGTCAGTTCCATTATAGCACAGATCAGTTCTTTTTTCAAATCCTCGTTCACTCGATCCACCGCCTACGCTTTTATCGTCTGTCTGTTGCTAATCATAGTACAATCGTTTGACAAAATCAACCCGCAATCTTCCACAAAAGGCACCATGCAACTTTCGTTGAAAACAGAGATTCTAGAAAATCGTTCGACAAGGCCGTTTTATAGGACTAGATCTGTGGTATAGAGAGAGAAGGCTGGCACATGGCAAAGAAAGACAAAAAGAAAAAGCGCCTATTGGACGGAAGCGACATCGTCCTGGCCATCCTCGCCGCGCTGGGCGGTTCGGTGGCGTTCATGACGGCGGTGGCCATCGTCGGCTCCATCATGTTCCCGGATCCCGGGCGCGTCACGGCGGAGGCCCCATCCGCCCAGCCGTCCTACCGGGGCACACTGCCCTCTAGGGCGCCTACAAAGGCCCCTGAGCCCGACATAGAGGAATCTATCGCCCCAACCGAAACGGACGCTCCAGAGCCCACGCAAACGCCGTCAGAGGCCGTTCCTGATACGCCCGCCCCGGCGCAGTCTAACGCCCCGGCCCCCGCCAGGACGCAAGCGCCCGCACCATCGAGAGCACCCACGCCCACTAAAGCACCGACTCCGACGCCCAGCAGAACGCCAGCGGCACAGAATCCGGGCCCAGTGGTGTCTATCAGTCCGACCGCGCCACCAGCGAGGCAGACACAAGCCCCGGCACAGTCGGGGAATCAGAGCGGCAACACCGACCCAAACGGAAAAGTTATTTACATCACCGATACTGGGCGAAAATATCATTATGACAACCATTGCAACGGGGGTACTTATTATCCGGGTACATGGGAGCAGGTACAACGTCGGAATCTGACGCCGTGTAAAAGATGTGTGCTGAATTAGAATGGGGTAGCGTGATACCTGCTACCAGCATACATTCAACAAATAAAACATGTGCGCTGGAAAAAATTAGCCGCACAGGGGGCTGTTCTTATGACTACCACCATCCTTGACGAGTACATCCTCCCCATCCTAGTCCGCTACATCGACGGCTATCACTGGAACTGGACCATCACCACGCGCATCATCAACCTGTACCACGGGACGGCCTACACGAAAAAAGAGCTGCGGGCGCTGTACAGAAAGGGAGATAGGTCATGAAGCAGGTTTTCTTATACGCCCGGGTCAGCACTGAGGAGCAAGCGGTCCATGGGCTTTCCATCGAGGCCCAGCTCACAGCCTTGGAGGCATGGGCGAAGGCCAACGGCCACAAGGTGGTGGGCACCTACATAGACGCCGGGATATCGGCCAGGAAACCCGCCGCAAAGCGGCCGGAGCTGCAGCGGCTTTTGTCGGATGTGCGTGCGGGTCTGGGCGAGTTGATCGTTTTCACCAAACTGGACCGTTGGTTCCGCAACATCGCGGAATATTATAAGGTCCAGGAGGTTTTGGAAAAATGTCATGTGGACTGGCGGACCATCCAAGAGGATTACGACACCTCCACCGCATCCGGGCGGCTCAAGATAAACATCATGCTGTCGGTGGCCCAGGACGAGGCGGATCGCACAGGCGAACGGATCAAATTTATTTTCGAGGACAAGGTGCAGCGCGGAGAGGTCATAAGTGGTAAAGTGCCGCTAGGCTACAAGATCGAGAACAAAAAAATGGTGGTCGATCCCGGTACGGCTCCGATCGCGCAAGATATCTTCAAGCAATATACCACGATCCGTTCCGTGCGGGCCTTGCGGGAATATGTCTTGAACACCTATGGGCTTGTGTATGGGCAGACTGGGATACGGGCGCTTCTGGACAATGAGCGTTACATAGGCCGCGCGCATGGGCAGGACGATTTTTGCCCGCCGCTCATCCCGGTCGAACAGTTCCAGCTATGCCAGGAGCTGCTTCAGCAGAGGGCGCAGCGAAACCTTTCACGGTCAGGCCGGGTCTATCTGTTCACAGGGCTGGTGCGGTGTGCAGAGTGTGGGAATCGGTTGAGCGCCCATGTGGTGGCACAAAAATATATTTATTATCGGTGCACAAAATATGAAAAACTCCATCTGTGCCCACATAAAAAAAGAACAAGCGAGCTTGTCCTTGAGCGGTGGCTTTTGGAAAACCTTGTATCGAGCTATGAGCAATATAATATATCACTTGCGCAAGGGGCCAAAGCAAAACGGGCGAATGTCGATACGGATAAGATAAGGCGGAAAATGGAGAAGCTGAAAGACCTATACCTCAACGACCTAATAGAAAAAGACGCATATGAGCAAGATTACATCTTTTTGAGGGAGCAGCTTAGAGAGGCGTATGCTCCTGAGCCTGAGCCCCCCAAGCCCGTAGACACTAAACTGATCAGAACTGCCTTGTCGGCTTATGAGTCGCTCACGCGGCAGGAGAAAAAAGAATTTTGGTGCCGGGTCGTCGGGTCTATTACCATAACAAATGAAGATCGTTTTTTTGTGGAGCCAGTTCGCCATAATTAAACTAACCTGTAGGTTATTTTATATATGGCTAATAGAAGGAGGGGCTTTACAGCCCCTCCTTTGATAATCTTTCCAGCTTCCCCACCACGTTGTCATAGATCCTTCGGTTGACTACCTGGAGCGTTTCCATGAGCTCATCCATGACGGCCCAGGCTTTCGCCGGGTCCTTTCCCTCCACTGCACGCAGGAAGTCACTGTCACCGTATTGGCCCAATCTTTCGGAAACGGTGGGAACCGCTTCCGAATAGGCCGCGATCTGCGGCTGGGTAGACAGGCCCAGCATCTCATTCCGGCAGGTGTAGAGAGCCGCCAGCAGCGTATAGCGGCCATCAGAGCTCTCCAGGCCTTCCAGCTCGTGGATGGCCCACTCTATCTCTTTGAGGTTTGGCGCGGACATGGCCGCACCTCCTTACGCGTTCTCCAGCTGGCGCATGAAGCGTTTGATGGTCTCCCGGTCCTGGTCGCTGGCGCTGTCAAGAGCCATCTCCAGGTGTTCCATCATCTCAGTGCGGCCATCATCTCGGCTGTAGCGGCCTCGGCTGTCCCGACGGGAGCTGTAGACGCCCCGGCCATCGTCCCGGCTGTAGTGGCCGCGGACATAGTGCTTTCCGCGGTTGGCATAGCTGGAGCCCCGGCCATAGTCACCGCCGTCCACGGCCTCGCTGTAGCCGCCCTCCTCCAGCGCACAGATCTTGTCGATGTTCTTGATGGTGTCAGTGATCTTGTGGATGACCTCCAGATCGCCCGCGCCCATCTCGCGCTTTTCGGCCAGCTCTTCCAGCTCGTCCCAAAGCTTTTCTTTCAGCTCGTGCAGTTTTTCCATGTTGATGAATCTCCTTTCAGACCGTAGGCGCGGCGGCAGGAGCCGTGCCGTTGATGCTGGTCAAATTGTTGTTCGGTGCGCAGCATCCGCGCCCAAGCATACGGAACACCCCGCCCGTAGCGGTGGTCTCCACCCGCATTGCGTAGCGCGTCCGGGTACGGACAGCGCATACGTTTACCGGGCGGCAGTTGCAATCTACAAGGGGATATTGGACTGTCCCACCGCCAATGGTGATCAGTACATTCGCGCCAATGGGCGCAGTGTTCGGGATGTTCTGTGCCACAATGACACAGTATTTTTCGTTGTTGTTATAAGAACCCGCGGGGATATTGACTACAACATTCCCGCCCACAACGTTGACCGCCGTAGAAATACGGATCCGGTCGCACAGGTGGCAGATAGGTTTGCAGGGCATGAAATCACTCCTTAACGTCAGGGGCGGCAGACCAATAGCCCGCCGCCCCGAAATAATCACCCTTTCGGGGAAGTTAACGCATTAGAATGCGTTAAAAATGCGTTGAGTTTTGTCAGCACCCGCACCCGCTGTTGCAGCCACAGCCCTGGACACAGCCGCCGTAGGGGGCCTGAGCCGCCCAGGGGTTGCAGGTCAGGTAGGCGGGGGTGGGGCAGGGCCGCAGCTGGTTGACCAGATAGTTGTTCTGGTTGGCCTGGGACTGCGCCAGATTCAGGGCGTCCACCTGGGAGCGCAGGGCGGCAATGGTCTCATCCTTGCGGCTCATTTCCATCGCGTCCAGCTTGGCCAGCACCCGGTCGGTGTCGTTGTGGGCGTTCTGGATAATGGCAGTGGTATTGGCCTGGTCGTTGTAACCGGCCTGGCAGAAACCGCGCTCAATCTGGTTCCCGACCTGCATGAGGCCGGTCTGAGTCTTGCAGCAGCAGTCAGCCGCCTGAGCCTGGGCCGCGTTGAAGCCCTGCATCATGGCCACCTGGGTGGCGTTGAAGCCCTGCTGGGTCTGGTAGCCCAGATTACAGATGGCGTTGTCCACCCCGTGGAAGCCCTGCATCATGTTCACGCCCAGGCCGTTGATCGAGTTGTTGAGGGCAAACGTGGAATCGCAGATGCCCTGCTGCACACCGCGAACGGCGTTCTCCAGGCCGTTGAAGTTGAACTCGCTGCACAGGTCGGCCCGGGTCAGCGCGCCCTGGAGACCGGCGTTGTTGCCGCCCCAGCCGCCGAAGCCGCCCATGCCGCCCCAGCCGAACATGCCAAAGATGAGGAACAGGATGATCCAAGCCCCCCAATCGCCACCCCAGCCGCCGCCATTATTGCAGCCGGCGCTGCCGGTAGGCGTCACGTTCATGACGGCAGGAACGCCGCCGTTTTCACTTCCAAGAGACATTTTTTACTCTCCTTTTTGATGTATTTGCAAAGTCTGGCCAGACTATATGCACGATATCAAAATCCAAACATGGACCGCAGGCCGCTCAGAGGCCCCTCCATCTGCTTTGCCATCTGCTGAGCCTGGTCGAGCTGCTGCTGGTTGAGCTTGCCGGAAGAAAGCATCTGCTGGATCATCTCATTGGGGTCCTTCCCCTGGTTCTGCTGCATGAACTTCTGGAAGGATTGCATCATGTTCATGGGGCCTCCCTGGGCTTGAGAGCCGCCCATAGCGTTAAAGAACGGATTGGCCATATTATCATTCATCCTCCTTTGTCTTGGATGCCTTTGCGGGCCGTTTGAGGCGTTCCGCGAGGATGCCCTCCAGCTGGTCGATGGTGACATACCGGCTCAAATCAACCTGCGGCGCGGGCTGCTGGGGAGCGAGATCGTCTGCCCGCTCCACCAGGTCATAGACCTTTGTGGAGGGCTTTCCGGTGCTGTCCGCCTGTCTGAGGTAGATCACGGGGTTGTTGGCGTCCCACAGGGCCACGGCGCTGTTGGGGGCCACCAGATAGCCATCGGCCTCCAGCTTGCTGGAGACCCAGACGATCCCGCTGTTCTGGGCCCCGCCGGGCTGGGCCGGTCCCGCGTTGGGCTGCATGGTCTGGAGCTGTTGGGGCATCTGCGCCCCTGGTATCATGGGCTGCTGCATCTGGTTCTGCCGCAGCTGGGCCAGCTGGTCCGGCACCGGGCCGGGGTAGTAGCCTGGAGTGGGCTGGTAGCCGCCGTATGGATACGGGTTATATGCCATTTCTCAATTCTCCTTCGTCCAATAGTACGCGGGGACCTCCCTGCCGCTGTCCCAGCTGTCGTGCCACTGCCCATCCTGGACGCATAGCACATGCCGCCCCGGCATGGACAGGATGAACGTCCCCTCAGGGTGTTCTGCGGCAAAATCAGCCACCGTGTAGCAGTCGGGACGATCATCCGGTATCCAGTGGCGGGCAAAGCCGTGGGCTTTGAGATACGGGCCCCACACGCTGTCCGCGTTGGGCAGGTCGCCCCGCTTGAACCCCTCCAGCGCAAGCCCCGTATAGGTCTCCTCCCATGTCTGTCCCAGGGCTTTGGAGAGCGCCCGAACGGTGCAGTCCCCCACAGAACGCCCCGCAGGATTCGGCTGATAATAAGCGTAGTTACCCATCGTTCACCCGCTCCCGCTGGCCGTTGCGCAGTTCGCAGACGTAGCGCTCGAGATCATTGTCATTACCATAGTGGGCAAACCCACCAGGCCGTCTCAAAAGCGGTTCACTTGGGAGCCCCGCGGCGATCAAATGGTCGATATCCAGCATAAGGCCACCCTCCAAAAAAAGAATAGGAGTACGCAGAGATGCCTGTTGGCGTGGCGGCCTTGCCGCCAGATCTCCGCGTCCTCCTATGGACATATTTTCGCACAGAAAAAGGGATGGGACCTATCAAGATCCCATCCCTTTCTTGTCAAAAAACTGTCAGATGATTTTATAGATCTTTCGCTTGATACTGCGGATCCGGCGGCTCACCGTGGCCTCGGACATATTCAGCGCCTGTTGGATCTCCACAATGGAGTGCGCCTTGACACGCAGATCAAAGACGCTGCGTTCCTCGCTTGTAAAATTACATTCCCGCCGAAACCGTTCGCATTCGGGCTCGGTAAACTCGGTCTTGATGTTCAAGGGGTGTCACCCTTTCTTCTTGACCTTAGTCCCCTTGGACTTCCTCTTTCCCTTCTTGCGGACTCTCGCTGCTATCCGTGCCATTAAAGATACCTCCAGTATTGTCGCTCTGGACCAGGTTTGCGTTCCCGCCATCCCCGCTATCCACAACATAGGTATCGAACTGGCTCCACTGGTGGATATGGT